AGGACCAGCTTGAGGCATAGGTAATCCACCAGGTTCTGCTCCGCCAGGCATCGGAGGTGCAGCACCCTCTGCCGGTGGCGCACCTTCTTGTGGTTGAGTGAGTGCATCGCACTCTTCAATAAACTGGATCATTAAGTTAATCTTATCCAGGTCAAGTTCGTCTTGCTGTGCTTCGAGATATGCCATTGTCATTCTCTCTTTTGCAAATGCCAGATCCATCACAGGCTCCGGTGCATGGTAGATCCCATTCTCAATGATCTCCTGGATCCGCCACTCAACATCTCTCTCAAGTACATCATATAAACTGGTCACACTCTCCAGGTCAGGGAAGTCAAGCAATCTGACAATATGCTCCCGCTGGTTAATAACACCATTCTGGATTAACTCTGTAACTGCCTGCAATCTTCCAGCTGGTGTACTTGGCAAAAGTGATACTGGATAGGCTTGCAGGATATAATCATTCTGTGCCATTTCCACATCTTTAAAATCTACTTCCTGGAGTGCATTTGATTTAACACCCCGCACAGGAAACGTGCCTGACTCTTTCACAATTTCCCGCGCGAGATCAAAAAACCATTCTGCTGAATCCATGAATGCTTTCTCAAATCTTTGACCCACTGAAATAAATCTTTCAGTTTCAATATCATGATATGTTCTGAGTGCTGCACCAGATTCCAAACCTGGTGGTTTTTTACCAGTTGCGGACAATTCTGATATGCCTGCAATTTCATAGGCTTTGCCAAATAGCCTTTCCATATGGCTATAAACTTCAGGGTGCATTGCAGTTGGATTGTAGCTTGTTGGTGGTTGTCCCACATAGTTAATTATTGTCCCTGGTACGTTTCTAAGGCGCGACTCCACCACTCTGGATCCGTGCTGCACAAATAGCCAGGGTACGCTTAAGAGGTGCATAGATTGCTGGATCCTTAAGGCCAGCTTGTTAATCTCCATCTGTATGTTTTTAAGCTGCTCTGCCAGGGATATTCCAGCAAATCCAACACAAGCATCTCCCCAGGTCATAAAGACAAATGGGTATCTGGTATAGTTATACTGCTCATCTTCCAGGATTACATTCTTCATGTGTATAACATGACGTCCATCGTCTGCATCGTTTACAGAAGGCAAATGCCAGGATTCCACACATTCAACCATATCTGCTTCGTGTCCCTCATCATCCATGAAATCATTATCTTTTGAAGATGCAGCAAATCTCAGCTCCTCTTCCCTTTCTGGAAAGTGCATTATTAATGTCTCAAGGGGGATCTGTTTAACCTGGTGCAGTGATGGTGGCTGCTCTGAATAGAGTGAGGCGTTTAGATCCCATAGTATTTCATTAGGAAACACTCTCTCCACAAACAGCTCCTTTCCTTCTCTGCCAATCTTCATGCAGGCAATGTCAAATATGCAGCTGTCCTGGAATACTTTGGGCATAACATCGTAGATATTTGTCTGGTAAAATATACCTTCCATTACATCAGTCAAACGCCTGGCATTTTGGCGCAGCTTGTAGTCTCCACGCTTAGTTAAGTACATCGGCTTTGGCTTGCTTTTGCCAATTCTTGAAACCAGGGTGTCAATAATATTGCCAACTACGTTCATCCTCATGCGGTAGTCATCAGCATTGGAAGTCATGCGGTGGTGTGGATCCACGCGGTCAAGCATCTCATAGTCTCGCTGAGTGTACATTCTCAGCATATCCATGTTCAGCGAGTGCCTACCCCTGTGATCCTCGCGCAGCTGCTCAATCAGCTCAGTGAGCAAGTTGCCCATTTCCATTTCATTTTCCTGCTGCCACCAAAAATTATTCATCTAACACCCTCAAGATATTGTTTAGTTGCTTCAGCATCATTTTGCTGTGGTTCTGGAAACGTAATCTCTGGAAGCTCTGGAAAGAACTCAACCTCAATTCCGCATCCCTTAAATTTTGCTACCCGCTTTTTTTCCAGGAAGCTGATTAGTTGTTCTGGATCTGGTTTTTTTATCACTATAAAGCGTGTTACTTCGTCATTGGTTCAATATTGCTTGTGCATCTGTTTTTGCCTGTTGTTTCTGTGCATCTGTGCGTTGTGCAGCTGCACCTCCAATTACCAGGGGTGGCAGGACCATGTAATATGGCAGACCTTCCCTTGATGCTTCTTTCAGTTTGTCTGTAAGGCGCATGGTCCAGACTTTTTCTGCACCCTCATCTGCATCTGGAAACATCTTTATTAATTCTGTTTCAGGCATTTCTTTTGATGCTTCTCTTGCAAGATGTTCTGCACGAAATTTAGCTCCTAATTCGTTGTCAAAAAATGCAATATCACCTCCAGGATCTCTAACATATTCACCATTTGGATCTACTAATACAGTTTCTTGAGGTGCATGGCGTATGTCTGCTATTTCATCCTCAAACACCTCTGGATAATCTCTGATTTCATGTATTTCATATTGATTTACAAAGTTCTCTTCATACGCTTTTCTTCTTGTTGAATAATCTGCAGCAATCACTCCACCTTCCTCAACCTTCGCGCCATGCTTCTTGCCAATCTTCTTGGCCTGCTCAGTCAGCACTTTGTCATAGATAAATTGGTGGTATTGTCCGCCTATATCCAGGTCTGCATCTTTTAATACGCCTTTATTTTCTGATAATATTTTATCTCCCAACCCTTTGCCTAAAATGTCTCTTATATGCTTACCTTTAAACTCTTCCCCACCAATATCTGTAAATTTGACAAGACCTTCTTTATTAGTATAAATTTCAAGGTCTGGATACGCTGGCGTTACCCCTTTTAATGTGATTGCTTTTGCGCCTGTCTCGCTTCTTATCCCCATATCATACCATTCAATTTCATCAACTACTTTACTCACATTGTACCTTTCTGCAGACTGTCTGCCTGTTACCCAGGCAATGCTGTCAAAGCCCTCATCTGAAGCCCAACGGATCATGCGCTTCAATGCCAGGTTGGTCCACTGGTGTGCATCAGTAACAAATGGGCCTGGTTGTATTTCTTTGCCTGTTACTTTATGTTTGTCCAGTACAGCATCGTATTCTTTTTGTATTAATGACAATTCATCTTGTAATGCTACTTTTTCCGCTTTTAATGCTGGTTTCTTCTGCTTAAATTCGCCAGGTGTAAGGGCCATTATTTCTGATTGTTTACTAACTATTTTGTCTTTAATTAGCCTTCTTTTCATTGCTATATTTTCTAACTCTGTTCTAGCAGCAATATTTTCTGCAGTCTTAAACCCTACATCCTTACCACTGTGCGCCCAATCACTCTGGATCTCCTCAATGAACAGCACCTTATTGCCATCTGGATCCACTCTCTCATTGAAGCGGATATGTGCAATTACATCCGGCTCATCCCAATGTCCGCCTTTGAACCTGGGTTTGGGTTCAGTTGGTTGCCTGGTTAATATTTGTTCAAGTGCTTCTTCCTGGGAAATGTTAAACTCTTGTTTTGGTATAGTAACCTCACCTCTCATCTCTAAACTTTGCAGTGCATCTTTCAGTGCTTCTTCTTCAGTTTGCGCATTAAATAAAATTCTTCCACCTCCATCCGGTCTTTCCAGGGTAAATTGAGCATCACGTCTTTCTGTAAGTGGCTTTATGCTATAACCTTCTGGTAATTCAGTTGCTCTGTAATTTTTTTTGGGGATTCTTTCAGCTCCATATGGAGTCTTGAAAAACCAGAAAGCGTCAAGACCTTCCACGCGACTTATTGCTGCAGCTGCCTCTGGGTTTGTTTTTGCGTATTCTTCTCCAGAAATAGGAACCACATTCTCTTTGGTCCAGGGTACTTGCTTCGCAGGCACTCTAAGCAGCAGCTCCCTGTAGTTCTCTCCACCTGGGAGCTGGAGGTTTTTTTGGGGGTATCTGACTTGACCAGGTACATCTTCGTCACTTAGCCGATTAAGTGCCCTTTCATAAAATGAGCTAACATACTCCTCATCATCATGACCATATTTTTTAAACCACTCATTCAGCTGCCTGCTATCCTCTGGTGTATAAGTCCCATCTTCTAATCTGTCAATTAAAGGATGTATTTCATCGCGATAGGTATAAAGCTCCTTGTCATTTGACATAAGAAAACGCAGCTCATCTGCAGTGTCTGCCAGGGCAATTTTTCTAAATTCTTCATCACTTGTTAGACTACCCTTTAAAACTTCCTGCACCTGGATCTGGTTCTGCTCAAAAAACTCCTCAATTTCTGCTTTTGATACTTCCCCCTTTTTGGTTTTGATCCAATCATTGAAGCCGGTCCACTCCATCTCATCCTTGCTGACTCCTCTACCTTCGAGCTGGTTCTTTACCTTGTTGGCTGGAATGGTTTCTTTGGAAATATCAGCTGCTGCAGCTTTACCAGGGGAAGTGAAAATGGGTTTTGCAACATCTTCTGCTTTTTCTCCTTTTCCAACCTTCTTGAGTCCACCATATAAGGCTCCAAGTCCTGCCAGGTTCTCCCAACCAAGTTTCCCCAGGATTCCAAGTGCCTTAACCTTCGCAAATGGATCTGGAGAGAATGCCTGGGGTGCAAGTCCACCTGGATCCGCAATATCAACACCCAATTGCTTGCCTACATGCTCAGTTGTACCCTTATATTCTGGATTTACCACTGGTTGCTTGCCTTTGAACACTGGTTTTCCGGTTTCTGGATCAATCTGGTAGTCTGAAGGAACAGGCGGGCGCATCATTGCAGCTTTATAACTAGCTGGAGGTGTAAATGCCCCCTGAGTAACACCTTCTGCAACATCTACAGGAAAGAAACTGCCTGCAGCAAAGTGTTTTGCAGCATCTATAAGTCCTTTCTCATAGATTTCTGCTTTTTCCTTGCGTTGCAGGAGCTGTTTTGCATTATTTTTGGCAGTTTGCTTCTGTATTTGTGTTCTTTTTGCCATTTTTTCAGTTCAAAGTCTCATAAACAGGATCTGGACCGGTCTGATCCCACCAATTGTCAACATTTTGTACTACTTTTGCTTCTGCAGCCTCTTCCATGCGCTTTTCTTCTGCCAAAAACCACTCATCTGACCCCAAAAGTGGTTGTTTTACCTCTTTTTGGTGTAAAAATGCCAGGGATTCCCTCCAAACATACAAAAGTGCATCACAGGCGTGATTTTCGCAGTCACTGCGCTCAATAAATCTCCCCTTTGTTCTCTCATTTAAGTCCCATTCCAGCAATTCCAGCTCATCTATCAGCTGCCGGTTCTCCCTGGTGTCCAGAATCTGCAATTTGCCTTTCTTGAGATCTGAGTTAAGCAGTTCGATGTGGTCATGCTTTGCCCGCTTTTGGGCCGGTTGAATATCCAGGCTATATCTCTTTGACATTTCCTCCACAACCATCTTCCCCAATCCGCCAGTGTCGGCAACAATCCTCTCAAACTGATACTCTGAATCCAGGCTGCGGATTTTTCTTGCAATGTCATCAGAGGTGAGATGAGTAAACTTTTGGGTTTCAATAACAAAAGATTCTGCCAGTGCTTCACTCCAGCCGATAACAACAAATGCAGTGCTATCCACAAAACCCAGGTCAACGCCAAGAGCATAGTGCCAATCAACGTCAGGCAGTTCATCAGACAAGTTGCGTACCTTGTCAAACTGGTACACAAGTGAGTTTTCATCCCTGACCCATTCTCCGCGATACTCCCTCCTGAATGTTGCATCACTCTCTGACCATAGGTTTTCTTCCTTCTTTCTCTCCAGCCAATCAGCTGCCCCTGGAAGATGTGGATTGTCCAACAGCGTCCATGCATGTTGCTCCCAGGGGGATTTCTGCAGCTGGTCTGCATCATAGAAAAATCCTGCAGCTGAAGCAGCTGGTGTTCCAAACATCCAAATGGAACCATCCAAATCCAAAGATGCAGGCTCCAGAATATCGTCAATCAATGTTGCAAGTGTCTGCGACTTAATCGACTGTGCTTCATCAATTACTGCCAAAGCGTATTTTGGTCCACGAAACTTCTCAATCTCATTTGCATCCTGGCAGCCTCCCATTATAATCTGTGAACCATTCTGGAATCTTACAGTTAAGCTGTTCTCCAGGAACTCCATTCCAAAAGCAAACTGCCTCTCAATCTCACGCAAGGTTGCCCAGACAATCCGCCTGGCATTCTTGATTGAAAGAGTGATATACGGAACCAGGATATTGTCATTCATAACTGCTGCAGATATTAACCCTACAGCTGCAAGATGTGTCTTGCCTGCTCTCCTGGAACACCTCGCTAATTTCTTTTTTTTGGGGGAATCTAAAAACTTTTTTTGCTCCAAATGCAAGGAATTTACAAGTCCACCGCATAGCTCCTTGAGCTTTCCCCTTACCTGATCCCTAGCCCGTTTTCTTCGGACGGCCTCTTCTACCAGTAGGCGCTGCTCCTTGCTCCACTGCAGATCGTTGGCTGCTTCCCGCCTTGCTCTTGTTTTTGGCCTTCCCGCCATACTCTTCCATGCTCTGAATGTTACTTAATGGGACCAACCTGGTATGACTGACTCCCTCAACTATTCTCTGTACCCTCACCACATTATCAACTAAAAAAAGGGAGGTTACAGTGCCGTTCTTTTCTCCGCGCATCAGTATCTCTGACGTTCCACCAGGCATCGTCAAGATGCGCACCAAATGTATCTTTTCAAGTTCCATATATCATCCTGTATGGGTTCCAGTAAAATCGAATGTTAGGGAAAGCAGTAAACAGGCTCTCCGTTCTGTGGCTAATCATGATCTTGCCTTTTGGTATGCCAATGGACCTTAACAAACATCCGCCAATGCCAAACCCGCGGAATGCGGATTTCACATAGATAAAATGCAACAGCTCACCATCACTGCAAACATAACCCCACACTGTATCTGCATCATCCGGATCACAGGCAAGGGTGATGGAGGAGTTGCGGATTATTTTTTTGAGGATTGTGTCGTGTTCATATATCAATAGGGGGTGGGGTGGTGGTGGAGTGTGGCGGGTGGAGCTAAAATCCCAGGGTGGCTCTGCAGCCACTGTTTTACACCAGGAATCCAGTACAAAGCGAATTGCACGGTCATCAGGTTCTGGCTTGCGTAAAAGTATGCCAATCTGCTCCTCATTGCGGTCTGTAGGGTAAACAACCCGCACACCTGGCATTGAATCTTCTGTAATCATTGAACTTTTCTCAGTCATACCTCAAATGCTGTACCATTGCTGTACCATTTACCAATTCCACCACATCCATACGTTGTGATAATACAACCATATGTACGATTACAGATATTATCGCACATATAGATTTATCATTTATCAGTCAGCTGAGGGAGGTTCACAGCATTCAAAAGTGCAGGGTCTTCCCTCAATTCATTCAATAGCTCTGAATCGCTAATTCTAGCTAGATTAACCTGGATCTTAGCCACTGATTGCAAGTCATTAGCCCACTGGTCTGGAGCCTGGTTCTTGAGATAAAACATGGTTGCATGCGTGTTTCCTGCTTCTGCTTGGTCCCTTAAATTTCCGGTCATACTCCTTATACCGCGCGCGCGTCCGCGTAATATAGCCTCGTTGAGTGCGCCCATTTGAGCTTTATATTTATACAACGTACTTGGGTTAATCCCCAGGTTCCATGCAGTCTGCTCCATGTTCATACCCAACGCACCGCACTCTTCTGCTTCATCTATAACGGCCTGTGTTACTTCAAACTTTGGATGCACTTCTAGCTCCCTTCTTTCTGTTGGTTGTCCTGGAAACTACTCTGAGGTTCTGGCGTTTATTACTACCACCTTTGCTGAGTGGTCTTTTGTGATCCACCTCACGCTTATCCCCTACCTTCAAACCTAGCGCATACCTTGCTCGATGCCTGGCATTGTTGTTCTTGCGCTGAGTTGGTTTCTTGTGATAGTTGTCGTACTCCTTGCGGTAGTTGCGTGGTTTCCTCATTTGCCTTTGCGTTTCTTCTTGGCTTTCTTGTAGTGTGTTCCTGGCATCAGCTACCTCGGACCATTGCGTTTCTTCCTGGTTTTCTTCATCAAACTTCTTTCGTGTTTGGTGTAGTTTGCCCCCATGCTATCTGTAGCCTTAACGCTAGAGCCTGGGAAAGTATTAGCAACGCCTTTTTTTGCCCCCCACTTTCTCAGTTTCTGTTCAGCTGCAGTGTAGTTTGCGCTTGGTTTTTGCCCCCCACGTTTTATTGGAGTTCTTTTTTTAATCTTTCCCATATTCAACTTGTCCTAGCATTAAAGGGTTTGGGTTTATTTCTTAACATACCAGATCAATACCCTTGAGGACAAATGATGTGTAACTACATAAACCTTTCAAACATCTGCAGCACTTCCTGATCTTCTCTGAGGTATGGTCTCATATTTTCAAAATACTCAGCTGCAGCTTCCCTGGTCTTAATGTTCTGCAGATCAATCCTCACCAGCTTTCTGTGATTGGTGAGGTCTGGAGTTTTGGGTGGGGTTCTGTTTGGTTCTGGTGATGGAGTTTGTTTTGGTGTGGGAGTTTGATCGATGTATTGGTGGACCAATTTGTTTTTGGGATTAAGGAATCCTTCAGCATCTTTGTGGTACTCTACAGCTGCCAGGTAATTTTTAGTAGCAAGCATGATTTGCTCCTGGCTAATCTTCTTCCTGTTCTTCGCATAGTATTTTTGAGCTGTTGCTTTGACTCCCCCATCTCCCCTTTTTCGATTACTTCTCCAGTAGGTCCACCACTTTTCAAAATCCTCATTTTCCCCCTGGGGGGATTTAGGGGGGTTATTATCTACATTAATATCATTTAATAAATTATTATCATTATTATCTGTGGTTACTTGCTGGTTACTTGCTGGTTGGTTGCTGGTTGCTTCGTGGTTAGTTTGCTGGTTACCTTCTTCTCCATTGTACTGATAATCATTGTAATTACAGACAGTTATATATGAATACTTGCTGGTTGATTTGGTGGTTGAAATTTGCACCATTCCTAAATTCTGGAGAGTCTTTAGCGCAGACCTAACATTTTGCTCAGTCTCTCCAGTTGCTTCAGACAGTTTCTTTCTGCCACAAATAAATGACCCTCTTTCAACCTCAACCACCTGGCAATTAAATACAATCTTATTGTCCTTATGGTTTGCCCTTAAAAGACAATAAACAAACAAATGATTAATCAGCGGTTTCTTGAATATGGGATTGTTAATAATTTCCCTGTGCAGTCTGACGTAACCTTCCATGGCTTTTCCTTATATCAGTAAGGTATATCATCTCCCATAGGTGGAGCAGTTTCCTGGTCATCAGCTGGAGGTGCATTGTCTCTCAGCTTACCCAGCACTTCCATTGCAGATACTGGTTTGTTCCCTCCACCATCACTTTCAAACTTCACTGACTGACTCTTGCGCTTAATATCTTCCTGGTCATTAGTCAATGCACCAAAGGGGTTGCCATCTCCAAAGATGACCCTGAGATCAATGGCAGCTTCATTCATTATGTCTATAATCTTCTGGTCTGGTTCTTCAATCGGTGGCTCCGCAATTACAGTGTACTCAGTCTCCATTCCAGATCCGGTCCTGCCAATCTCAATAACATAATTCCTGAGATCTCCCCACTTTGGATTCTTGGAATATGCCAGGATTGGATCCTTGATTGTACGCTGAGTTACTTCAAATACTTTTGCTCTCTCTTCATCAACATGGTAAACAGTAAACATCCAGAACAGCTTTGGGTTTGCATTCCTGTCAATATCCTTGAGCTGCTTGGAACATGGCTTGCCCAATTCGTATGGTTCTCTATGTGGTTTGTTCTCTTGGTCCCATGCTTCCCAACCCTGGATGAAAGTTGCAGGATCCTTGCTGGTTCCCATGATCCTTATTCTGTGCTTCTCATTCTCTTTTATTCTCAAATAATCTGAGGTTAAACTTGGTTCCGGTATCGGCTCAAACATATCATTCTCCTGTTAGTCGTTATTGAATATATCCTCTGGCTCATCAACTAATGATGCCAGGTCATTTGCATTTAAAGTATTGGGATCCGCCTCTCTGAATTTATATTGCATCCCAACATTAGGAACATACGCTGCAACTTCTGCAGTATATGTTGTGACTCTGCCACCAGCTGCCTGGTACTCTTCGATCTCCTTTGCGTACTTACTGGTGGCAATGTCAGTTTCATTAACATCTCTTACATTTTCAATGGGAAGTGGCAGCAGCTTTGGTACGCGATGCTTGCGCATTTTTTTGCAGGCTTCACTGCATAACTTCGACCTGGGAAATGGTGGAACAAACAGCTGACCACATTGACTACATTCTACTTTGTCCGGTCTGAGCTTACGCTTGCGTTCAGATACTGCTCTAATGTATTTACTGTGCGAAATCTTCCTGCAGCTGCTGGAACAAAGCCGGTGGTCCTCACGTTTCTGCACAAACTCATTGCCACATTCCCTGCACTTAACTGTTGCCCACTTCCTGCCCCTGCGCCTTGCTCTTACATGACGTTGGTAGCACCTCTGATCGCAGAATCGTTTGCGCTGAGTAGATGTCCTGGTAAAAGACTTCCCGCACTCCAGGCAAGCTACCAGGTTTCTTCCATCTCCATTTGCATCTCCATTTCCCTTCTCTTCCAGGGAACTAAAGATTGTGCCTGTGGCTTTCCGTAGCCAGGACCGGATTTGTTTGCTGTCCATGCTTTCCATTTCTCAATTGCGTTAATTGCTTCGTCTTTACTGTACTCAATAAGCTCCTCATCCAGATAAGTCACATTGACCTCATAGGGATCTTCAATCTCGCAAAGTATATAGTAGTAATCTTTAACCTTAGTCTTGCTGATAGTTTCCCAAACAAGCATCTGCAGTCCCGCCTGGATGTAGGTGCGGTAATTAAAAAAGTCTCTGTTCCAGGATTCCAGATCTGCCTTGCCACCTTGCCTTGTTTTAATATCTGCCAATGTATTCGGAACATACGCACCAACCTCTGTGCAATCCAGGTCTGGTCTTGCTCTTACATCTATACCCTGCAGAGTGCAGAATCCGCTGCGCTCGAACTTGGCACACTGCAGAAGTTTCTTTGCATCTGGATGGGACCAGGCATTTTCCATACATCCCTCAACCATGTCCCAATCCTTTTGACTGAGGATAATCTTTGGCGCAACCTGGGTTTTTAAAACTTCGAGCTGCTCCTCACCCTTCTTTAATAACTTCCCTGTATTTGCGGACCTCAAAACAACTCCATCAATTTCGTAAGGCTCCAGGTAAAAGTTTTTCTCCATGTTCCTGGTTTCAACTCCGGTATGTATATTAATTCCCCCACTCATTCTAGTAGTTCGTTGTTTTGGTTTTGCTCTCTCACGTTCCGCCCTTCTGCAATTCTTTGATGCTGTAATTAGTAAACCAGCATTTACAGCTTCCATCTGGTGATACTCTTTAATATCTAAATCGTCTTTAAACATCTATATCTCCCCTATGTGTAACCATTAGTGTTAATTGTTTCGTTGCTTGTGCGTAGATCTGAGCATTCAAAATTTGCTCAAAATGGTATAAAATCCCTAATTTGCTGGATTGTCTTTTGACTCACTTCTGCCAGAGCCAGCTCCACATCTTCAATTGATCTGACAAGGAAATAATATCCACCCGCTGCCTGCACAGAATCCCTGAATGCTTCCTGGTACATGGATAACTTGCCTAGCTTTCTCTTAACTTCGAGCCACACACTCACTGGTATCTTATCCACCAGGACCTGACAATGTATGTCTGCCATTCCCTTATTAGTTGAGGGCCGGTAAATTGTTTTGCCACCTTTATGCAGCGGAGTTCCTATCACATTGATGCGGTACATCAGGATCCGCTTGGCAGCTGCCCACTGCAGAATTGATTTTTGTATTTGGGCCTCAGTCATTTCAACAGCTTCATAATTTCATAAGCGACTTGTGGACATATACTATTGCCCAACCCCTTGAGTCTCTGAACGCGGTCTTTAACTCCCATAGATACCCTGTTTATATCTTCGGGTTCTTTTTGCCACATTACGTCTTTGTGTAATCCTTCGGGTATCCCATCAACCATTCCACGAATTGAGGATCTAATGCTCCCTTCGGTTGCTCCGGGTCTTTCACCTTCGCACAAAGGTAATCCCTCTTGTCCATGTGTGTGTGACTCTTGCTCCCCACCGGACCTGTATCCTTCCACTCGCTTGCTCTTGGAGTAGGCCACATCTTCACTGCTGTCTCCAGAGTTGCACCAAATTTGATTCCCTTCGCTGATACCCTGCTCTTCCCATCCTCTGCTACTGATCCCGAAATTGCCCCGGTGTGAGGGCCTCTGGGAGTTGCACTTGGAGTGGGCCACATTTTTACTGCCCGGTTGAGTGTCACCTGAACGTGTTTCCCTGTTTCTGGGTTGTATGCTCTCTGGTTCGGTTCTGGAGGATGACCCTCTTTCGTTTCCAACTTCTCCAGAAATGGTCCTTCCCCTGCTTGTTGTGCTGATGGAGTTGGCCACATCTCCCTCTTCCCCCAACTTCCTGCATCTCTGTCTTTCATACTCGGAGCCAATTGATTTGCTGTTGTCGTTGGGGTATGCAACAATCCATATTCGTTTTCTCCTGTGGGGTGCGCCCACATCGTCTGCTCCCACAATTTGCCACTCACAGTCATACCCGATTTCGGTAAGGTCTCCAATGACTCTGGCTCCGCCTCGAAAAGTGAGAGCTGGAACGTTTTCAATGAGCGCGTATTTTGGTCGTACTTCGCCAATAATCCTAAACAGCTCTGACCAAAGACCTGACCTTTCTCCTTCAATTCCTGCTCCCTTTCCTGCTATTGAAATGTCCTGACAAAGTTAAGGGAATCCACCGGTGATAAGGTATATATCACCAGCAGACTCCACAATCTCCTTGCCATTAAGTTTAGTAACATCTTCATAAATCGGTACGCCTGGAAAGTTTTTCTCCAGTACCTTCTGTGCATATTTATCAATCTCGCAAAATCCAATCGTTTCAATTCCAGCCCATCTTGCAGCCAAAGCAAACCCGCCAATTCCGCTGAACAGATCAAGGTGTTTTTTTAACAAATCCATACCCTAATAAATCTGGTAAGCAGTATGCTTTATGGTTTGCTCCCCTGCCATCATACCTTTCGCATAGTTTGTACTGACCACACTTGTAGCTGCACTTCCAGTTGTTTCTTCTTTTTGGCAGCTTCATACCAGATCAATCTTGATCTTCTTCCTGGATTCTTCCATTTCTTTCTCCAGGCGCGTCAATGTTTTGGTGTGTTCAATCTCAGGCAAAATGTGCTTAATGAACTTGTAGAACTTCTGGAAATCATTCTGCATTTCCTTAATGGCTGCAGTGTTTTCACTCAGTAATTTTTCCTGGTCTTTGTTCACGCGAGCATTTCTTTTAAGTGTTCTGACTTTTCCCAATTCTGCTTTACAAGTCTGCGAGCTGTGACCATAATCTTTGCTTCCATCTCCTCATTCATAATTCGCGAAACATCAACTTTTGAGAATCCAGAGTTATCTGCTATGCTTTGCATTGTAACCCCAAACTGTTTCATCAAAACTTTCAGCTCAGTCTTGCTTAGTGAATTGTTTGTATCTTTTCTACCATTTTTAGCCATTTTCTTTCCCTTCTATATCAATCATTTAAGGCTATACTACTGATTTTATGTTGAATCTTTTTTGTTGACAGTTGTAACAAATTAACCGATAATATACACTCCTAGTTGTAACAAGGGGTTACGCTACAACTAGGAAACACAAAATTACCAATGGAGGTAATAAGTGTCAACACTTTTTGTAATTTAAAAGGAGAAAAAATTATGAATGGTTCAAAAGATAAAAAGAAATTTCAGGTGATGGTAACCAGACCTGCCTGGATACAAGAAATTTATGAGGTTGAATTGGAATGGGATGAAGCTATGAACACTCATAAAGGAAGGAACATTAAGGCAGTCCGAAAAATGTTAGAAGATGAATCAACTGTACAAATCGAATCCCAAATATCATGTCACATGGATCATACAAATGGTGTGGATTGTTTAAGGGGCAGAGATGAATATGCAGAAGTCCACATTGATGAAATTGAAGAGATCATTGGAGAAAAAATGGGTGGATGACCCTAAAAATATTTATATAGAGTGGGAATAATTATTTTTAATTTTAATTAGAAAAAATTATGAAAGATGAAAATATAAAAAAGAGAATCACCGAAGCAATAGAAGATATTGGTGGAAACTCTTCAAAGTTGGCAAGGATGATTGGCGTAACACCCAATTACCTTGCATCAGTAGTCACTAATCCAAATAAGGGTGTATCTGCTACTCTGTTCAAAGGATTTGCAGAAGCAGGGATGAACCTAAATTGGTTAGTGAAAGGACAATCAGAAATGTGGATGAATGATAGCAATGGAAATGCTGTTGCCACACTTGCGTTGGTTCAGTCGAAATTGGATGATGCACTGGATTTAATATCTAAGCTGGAATACTATGTGGACCGGCTTGAATCTTTGAACCAGAAGCAATCGGAAGGCTCACATGAAACAACCAAAGAAACTATTAACTGATTTGAAATCAATAGTATTTGAATGCAACCTTCTTATTTCCAATATTAATATGGAAGATAATAAATCTATAAAAGATAAGAAAACTGAATGGGCCATCTATCAGAACCTCAAAAAATTAGGTGAGATTGATGACTCAAACGATGAACCTAATTAGGAGAAATAACTATGGCTTTAGATCTAAAGAACCTTAAAAAATTTCCTGGTAACAAAGCACTTGGTGATGAGTTTATGCTGTTGCCAGTTGACCGAAATAAAACTGTCAATGACATACCAAAGCTGCAGCCACATGAAGTAAAGGTTTGCGCTATTATTGACCAGGGTAAAAAGGTGGATCCAAACACCGGAAAGCGGATCCGCCCATTGCGTATAAAATTATGCCTGGTTAGTGATCTACCGGATGATGAGCAAAAAACAGAAATCCTGAAGATGCGCAAAGAGAAAAAACTGGAGCTGGCAAACAATGAAAAGATAAAAGTTTCTCCAGGTGAAAGGATGCTTTGTCATTTAATTGAAAAATACAAAGTTAAAAAGTTGTCAAAATTCAAGGATCCCTGGACACCATCTCAGCGTTTAAAAAAGTGGAGTATTGAATTAGGCAACCTGACATTTGAAGAAATAGGTCCAGCTGAAGTCACAGCAGCAAAAGATAAAATCACCAAAGGTTTAAGTCCTAAAACTGTTAATGATTATCTATGGGCATTGTCAGCTTGTTTTGACTTTGGTATTAAGAACCTACACTGGATCAGTAAAAATCCTGTCAAGGATGTTGTGAGGGAAAAAGTGAACAATGAAATTGTACGCTACCTTACAGATGATGAAAGGAAGAAATTTTTTGATGCCCTGGAAGAAACAACAAGTCCAACCTTGAAAGTATTGTGTCACTTTGGAATTAATACTGGATGCAGGAAAGGTGAGGCACTTGGATTGACTTGGAATGATATTGATTTTGAGAAAAATACTATCCGGTTCAACAAGACAAAACGGATCCGAACTTGTACTGGAGTGGACAAAAAAGGTGAGCTTATTATTGAGAGAAATAAGGTTACACCAACTCTGAAAAATGGCTCAAAAGAAAAGGTGATTTCAATGAAAAATATGACTAAGCTGAGACAGCTTTTGCTTGAGCATAAACTGAAGTCAAGGTCTGAATATGTATTCCCACATGACACTCAGCATTCTTTCAGATACCTGTTAAAAAAATGTGGTATTACAAATTTCAGGTTCCATGATTTGCGCCATTCCTGTGCAAGCTATTTGGTCCAAAGTGGAGTGCCACTTTTAGATACTGCACATCACTTAGGCCAGAAAGATTACAATTCAGTTTTGCGGTATGCTCATTTAGCGGAAGATACTACCGAAAAAACTGGCAGTATTGTGTCTGAAAGGATGTACGGAAACCAGTAATATTGGTTTTGGTTTATTATGTTAATTTATATTAAAGACAATTTTTTTGAGATTTCTGATAAATCTTTGAATGATATAATATCGTTGTATAAAGACTTATTAAGATGTATTAAATATCCTGCTCGTAATTATTATTTACCACCAGGTTTGCGTACATCAGAAGAGCAATGGAAAGAAATTTCTACTGGTCATTGGTGTGCAATAAGATGCTACGAGAATTCCTGGAAATTAGGTAAGATATTTAATGTCAAGATCAGAAATCGTAAGCAAGCGATACGATTTATTGAGAAACATTTTAATAAATATTTATAAGGTAAATTGCTATTGGTACAGCAATGGTACAACATGAATATTATCCCACCTCATAAGTCATTGGTATTAGTGCAAATACCCACCTTTATTGTGCGGGTTCGATTCCCGCTCTCGGCACATAATATCAGTGACTTAGCCCTGAAAACGTGGTACAACATGGTACAACATTGGCCTTATGGTACAACATTGGTACAACATCAATATGACCACATTGTAGGTCTTGGATGCGTACTATCATTGATCGTGTCCAGGTGAATAAAGCGTTTAGAATGTGGTCTGCCTTTCTGAGATATTCCCACTCCACTTATACCATGCTTCCTGGCAATATCCACCAACCTTAAAGCATCGGCCCCAAAAATAACTATGTCACTAGCAGCGGTTCCATTAGCTCTAGGAACATGAGGACCATTGCTGCCAGTTGAACTCACTTGAGCATTTCTTTTTGCGCAGCGAACCCCACTGGAAATTTTCAAAGGTCTTTTCATTTCATCTCTGATATTTTGCAGAATTTTCATGAAGTCTGGATCCATATCTGCAGCTCCACATCCACAACTACATTGGACCTCTGCAACACTAAAATTTTTAGTCAGCATCATAATAGAAATACCTCCAACTATTTTAATAAAAAAACGCCTGGTAATCACTGGTCTAACTCAGCAATAAAAAAACAAAATTACCAGTATTAAAAAGAAAATTATTATGACTTTTTCTCTAAGGATTCTTTCAGAAGAGCAACCAATTTATCATCGACTGTTGAATCCGTCTTGGAGGCCAAAGTCTCTGCGAGCAAAATAATAACCTTCTCAATTACTCCACTGTTACCCAGGAAAGATAGGGCCATAGTTTTTACCACACTTGCTATTACAATCGGCATATTTATTTCTCCTTCATTAAATGATCTAGTTTGTTGTGCAATTCATAATGTGAACCCCTGAGTATTCCCAGGATGTCCGTATGAATATTTAAAGTTTTATGGATCTCCTCCACCTGGTACTCAATCAAAAGTTTCTCTGCTTTCATTTCGTGAACCATTGCATAGAGAATCCAGAATAAGAATGCTACCCCTAATACAAATCCCCACATCCATTTAGAAGCTGCCATATTAGTGTGCGGTTAATCTTCCAACGTGAACACGAACATCTGTCATTTTTTCCTGCATCTTACTTAGCTGATCCTCAAACTTTTCTTCTGCCATGTGGAGGTGTTCGATGTGGATGATATTTTGCTGAACACGTTCATCAAGTTCCAAAACTGTTGTAAATAACCATGTTACAATGGACAGAAGTAAAACGCCTAAAACTGGCGTACCAATTCTGACTAAATTATGCTCAAAAACTCTTTCAGCACCATTGCCATTATAACTTGCCACTGGTCTGGTTTTTTTAAGTGCCATTATTCTTTACAATCAATGTTCATATTATTAAATACACACTGCCAGAATGGTCTTACATGATCGCGGTTATAATAACTGGTTCCTCGCAGCGGTTTGTCATCCACATAGTAGCCCACTTTTTCTGGAGCAGCTGCACAGGATGAAAGCAAAAAACTACTTGCCATTAGAATCCTCCTCATGTTCTGCATCCTTTTTCTCACGGAAAAAATAATCAGTAATTTTGACTAACACGGCCACATACGTTCCAACCAGCACCGAAATAAAATCCCGGGAGGTTTCTTTTACATCTGAGAAAAATAATAACCATAACAAAATGAGAAAGGTTACTGAATTTGCAACCGCAATTGTATATCTGGCCCAAAAGTTTAATAACTTCCTATTCTCAAGTGGATCCCCGCCACCACCCAAAAGGGACCGGTGTATTTTCCGGTGTCGTTTCTTTGCCATATCATAATGCTTGTCCGCCAGAAACTTGTGTTCCTAATTCTGGAAAGTCAACACTCATTCCTTTTTGCTGACTTTGCTGCTCTCTTGCTCCCTGGAAGAATTTTTGTTGGTTACTTATGAAACTAGGAGAAAATATCCCTGAAGCTGGAAAATTTAAAAACCTGGAGATTGATTGCTTCTGTGCCATATCCAATTTTACTGGCAACCCCTGGTCAGTCAGTCCATTTAATACTGCTTCCATCTGTGCCTGGTAAAGCCTGGGAAATATAGTTGTAATTGCCTCCATGTGTTCAGGCATCAACTTGCCACCGGCAACATACTGCAGGATCTTATTTGGGCTATCCAGAATGTCCACATAGCGCATAAACTTTAAGATCTGGTTCATGGGTGGTGTCTGGTCATTATTATACAGCAGCTGGCTTGTAGAAGTGTTTGTGGGCATTTTCTCTGATAAGAAACCAACAACATTTGCCATAGTTTGTGCAAGCTCCTGGTTAATAGTTTGATCCCCTTGAACATCTGGCAGCATTTCATTCATTCGTACATATAATGTCTGCGGATTTGTTTTTAGCTCCTCAATATCTTTTTTAAGTTTCTTGAATCTTGTGATAGTTTTTTTATCGTTATCTGGAAAAGGATTCTTGATCTTAACAGTTGCTGCGGATCCACCTCTAACCAGGAGATCTACAAACTTATGAATTGCTGCTTTTGACACATCTGCAGAGTTCAACATCTCACCATAATCTGTGATGCGGTTCATTGTCCTGGCAAGGATTAAATCACCAGAATCTCTTGCATACTTTCTTAAAAGTCCAGTTGCTGCGAATGTAGCTGCACCGGCTAATCCTCCAGTAAGCAGACTGTCAGTTGTTGACATAACGCCTGCTCCCATAGTTCCACCAGTTATCCAGGAAGTGAGTGGAATCCTGGCGTTTGAAATTTCTCTTGCCCTGGCTACTGAGGCCCAATACTGAATTGTGTTCAGAGTGCCATAAATTTCTTTTGCTTCTATAAAATCAGCATAAGTGGATGAGGGTAAAAGAGTGTCATCAATCTGGCT